CTATGGATGCACTTTACCTCGGCTCTATAGAACCATTTAATCACTATCCAAATTTCCCAACTCGGCAATTTTACATGTACTCATTCACCACCCAACCGGGGTCAGCCTTGCCATACGGTCACGTGAATTTCAGTCGAATTAAACAGGTTCTCCTCACCCTCAATGTAGAGGGAAGTTTCCTCCCAGCAAAACAATTGAGAATTATAGCATCTAGTTACAACGTTCTCAGGATTGAAAACGGCTTGGCCGGTTTGATGTTTAACGTGTAGTGAAAAAACCTCCGAGAATATCAGATGGCGGCCAGAGCCAACTTGGTTTTTCTTGGCCAAGAGGATATTGTCTTGAGCGGTGATCCTGAAGTTTCATATTTTGTTGAAAAATATAAAGGCCAGACGCACTTCGCCTCGCGTCTAGATCAGGTGGAGTTTGACAATAACTCCATTGTTTTCGGTACCGAAAGCCAAATCATATTGCCCAAGTCCGGAGATCTCATAACTGAAATGTATTTTAAAATAAATTTCCCAACTACCGAATTGACTTCGGTTCTCGACTCGGTCGGGACCCTTCTGATTCATTATTATGAATTGTATATTGGTAATCAAATTGTCGAGAGAATTTATGGAGAATATATTGAAATGAAATTCGATCTGGAAGTTCCAAAAGGAAAACAAGGGGCGCTCAATGGGCTCGTGGGAAAGAGACTTCAGGTGCCTTATGTATATACTCCATATTCCTCTTACACAATTCCACTTCAATTTTCGTGTTTGAAGAAAGGCTTGGCTATTTGTGCCATGGAAGAGGATGTGTTGGTGCGTATAGTATTTAACCCATCCTCGAAGTTTACTAGCCCTCCCGTGAATTTTACGGGTAACGTCAAAGCATATTTACACGTGGAATATACATACCTGTCTCAGTCTGAATCTGAATTCATCAAGTCGAGGCCGCGTTTGGCCCTCATCGAGCAAGTGCAGCGCGCCGAGTACTTTGCTCAACAGGGGGTCGAGACCGCAAGTTGTTTTCTAAATTTTGTAAATCCAGTCAAGGAGTTATTTTTCGTTATACAAAATGACTCGGCTGCTGGTTATGATTACAGTAACGTGGCTGGTGGGACAACCGACCAGTTGAACAGTTTGTCTCTTCTTTTTAATAGTACCGATCGCATAGGTCCATCAGTGGGGACCCCTCTCTTTTTAAGAACAGTGCAGGCCCTCGAATTCCACACGAGAGTCCCAGATCGGCTATTCTACATGTACTCTTTCAGCTTGGACCCACAGGGTGACACCCCCGTCGGTTCAGTCAACCTTTCGAGAATTAATAATCAAATTCTCCAGCTTGGACTGAATCCAAGCACAGCCAATCGCTACATACGCGTCTATGCAGTGAATTACAATTTTATGCTGACGGAAAATGGAGAGACGACCATACTTTTCCCCAACTCAGGCAACTAAAGAATTTAAGTTTAAAATTGAAAATGGAAGAGGCCGCCATGGATATTTTCATCCCTGTGATGGAGTCTGCGACGGTTCTCGCAGCGCATTATGCCAAGGCATGTGATCGTGATATAGTGCTCGCTGAAGACATGAGAATGGGTCTCATGTATTCAGCCCGTAATGTTACCGGAAAGCAGCTCGGGACCCTTTTCCCTGAAATTTATGAAGAAGATTCAGAGGACTCGGATGATTCAGGAAGTTGGGAGACCGTGTCGGACTCGGAATGTGTATGGGCCCGATATGAAGGGACTGAAAATGAAATGGCCCTGAAAATGAATGAATGTGCCGATACTTGGGATGCGTGGGAGCCCGAAACTCCAGCAGAACGTGCGTTGAAATCGGCCGTAGACAAACAGCGTGAAAATTAGATGGATCTTGAATCCGAGGAGGACGACGAGCTCCCATCAAAGGTCAAGTATTCAACAATTATAGAGGAGGAGGAATTTGAAGACGACGAGGACGCTGAAGATGAGACTGCGGAAGTCGAGCCGTGGGATCCAAGAGTCGATAACTTTTTTCGTATACAATAGTAAAATGGCCGCCCTTCTGCAGAACATCGCCCTCCAGCTCGAGTCCCAGTCCCTGAACTCAATTGTCGCTGGCTTCACCTTCGCCAGCGCCATCGCATGGATGGACGTTGTGCGCCACCTGATTTCCATGATTGTTCAGGTGGGCAAGAACGGCACCCAGTACTACATCCTGAGCGCCCTGTTCACCACCCTGCTGTCCATCGTAGTGTACCTCGCCATCAAGACGCTGATTAAGAACGTGCCCATCTCCGAGCCCACCAACCCAGTCTACGCCGTTACCCGCGCTTGAACTGGAAGCGGTGCCACCACAGCAGGTTTGTGAAAAGTTTTGTAAATAACTACACATAAAATAGATACTAAAACAATCAGAAACCAAGGGATCCTTCTTTTTGGTTTCTTCTCCTCTTTTGGAGTCGCGAGAGTCATAGCCTCTATGAGTCTCTTGATTTCAACATCTTGTAGAGGCGGCGGGGGTGGCAGGCGCCTCTCATCGTCATCCTTGACGTGGATCCTCAGCACAAAGGCGTTCGTTTCCCAGCCTCTAAAGTCGAGTAGGGTTCCATCCTTGTCGAACCATCGGATAGTGAGCCGCGATAGGGTACCTATTGGTTCTGGGTAATTGACCGAAATTTTATAGTCCTTGCTCTCGTGGAAATTTTTGATGCACGCAGAACCCACATCGAGCATGATTGGGGCGAAACTTCTGTTAGAATTAGATCCAGAAACGGTGCCTGTAGACGACACGAGAGATTTAGCATCAACGTGGTAAGGGGTCCTCAATTCATCGATGTCTAGAAAAACATAATCATTCATAGCCATATTTACCAAGGTTCTTGACTTGATGATGTGTTTTCCATAATAGGCTGGATCGAGGGAAGTCGCCAATGAGCTCGTGGCGGTTTGGAATCCGGAAAGATTTGCGAATTCTGAACTAAAAATAGTCAATGTGAAAGAGGTCCCTCCTGATAATACAAAATGACCCTCATCTGGAAGGTAGTCAAGTGTGGTGACGGCATTCGAAGTCACTGCTTGGGCAAGACCATATACAGAATAAAATCCAGAATTGATGGAAACATTCGATGAATTTATAGAGAATATATTTGAACCATTTGTCAAATTATACATTGTGTTTGGAACACGGGCGCTCACCAAGTCGACCCGAGAAATATTCTTGATCGGCGTGGTCAGGTGGAGAACATATGAATTCCCCGAAGGGTAAATCTGTACGTCTCGGTTTCTAGAGTCCGCGAATATCATACGTGTCGACTCCATCTAATTTAGAATGGGAAATTTCTAGGCCTGTGCTTCCGTCCAGAAGAGGTTGACTTGGACGGATGGGGTGACGCTCACAGTTGCCAAGTTCCTGACTTGGATGCACAGGATATCTGGACCGTCTGGGTAGGATTGTTTACCCCCGATAACTGAATTGCACATCTCTTTGAGTCCGGAGAGATCCAAATTATTCTGATTATTGGCCTGCACTATAGTGGAAAAGATGGTCTCTCCTGGTACGGGTGTACCGGTCACACCCACAGCAATCTGAGCAAAACTAGGTTGAGATCCTAGTCCCGAAGAGTTGACGTTCTGCCACCCAGATGTCCCCAAAGTGATGCCCGTTGGGTTGAGAATTCCCACGACGTTCAAATTGACGTTCGAAGTCACCTCGAGCTTCTGGAGAAGGAGCTGAGCTCGGTTGAGGAGATCACGATCACCTATGTCGCCAACTATACCGTTGGAAACTGAAGGGGCGAGGCGGATCAAGAAGGCAATGGCGTTGCTGGAGGCGGACTGACCTACGGTAACTGCAGTATTTGAATAATTGAAGAAATATCCACGATCGCCATCGAACTGCCCATCCATGAGAAGAGCCGAGCCCCAATGCGTCAGTGATGGCGTAACCGAACACGAACCTAGGAATACGGTCGTGTTTGCGAGATGGGCCGTGTTCGTTTGACCCGTTAGGGTATAAGATGCACCGGCAAACTGATTAGTAATCGTAGCCGCGCGCACGCATCCAGTGAATGAATTCGAGGTCTTGCCCGTGTATCCAACGTACTCGTTATCGATGACCAAAGTACCGGCCGATGGGAAATATTGCACGTCATCGTTCACGACCAAGGTCTGGTCGTTCTTCGTGATATTGGTGGCGAGCGTAGTAACCGCCGATTGGTTCTCATTCGAGATCTCGTAACGGACGGGCATATTACCTGTGCGCATATAAGCCTCGTCGTTGACATTATTGTTCCTGAGGCGGTGACAGTACACCCAGTTTCCATCGCCCCCACGCATCATAAAATCAACGAAACCCGCACCGTACCACGTGTACTGGATTCCCATCATCTGCATCTTCGTAAGATCAACCTTGAAACCACTCGGTCCGGTACCATCTATGTGATCGCGATTGAATTGACTCTGGGGAATACGGATTTCCTTGACTTTTGAAATCTTGGCCGAATGATCTGCAGGGATGATGCTCGATCCGCGATACGGCGGGTTGAATGCGATGACCCCCTGACCGAGAATTGCCGTGACCTGATGAGTCATGCCACGGAGTACGAATCGATCATTCACACGCAGTTGATCTTGGAACCGCGTGGTCGGGAGTTGAAAGATGGCGCCGTTTGAAGGCGTCGCTGAGAATGCTTGTGCTGCTGGTGAGAATCCCACCGTTACCACACTGGTTGTGGTACCTATGACCCAGCAAAATCCCAAATTTTCAAATCCAGCACCGAGGTTTGTTGCGTACATTCCGGTCACCACATTATGCCCAGTTGCGGTTATAGCAACACTCGCGTCACCAGCGAGAATTGAAATAGGATTCGGTGTTCCAAGGGAACCATTCGTTCCAACATTTGAACCGTATAGAATTTGTTGATTGGGATTTACCGTGATAGTTCCAGTGAGTTGCAGCGTGGAGCTACGTTTGACGGCGAAAAGAGTCTGCCCATCGTATTCCCAAAAGAGTCCATTCTGATCCTCGAAGCACCCCGCACGAACAGAGGCGCCCGACCACGAAGATAGGCAAAATCTCGGCTGTTCACCGAGGGTGGCCGTTGTGGCGGTTACTGGCCACACGGTGGTGTACGCCGAGGGCGGCTCTACGGTCAATGTGCGAGAGTCGGTGATGGAGGCGACCGTATAAGTTCCGTTGATTCCAGCCGGCGAAGTGATTCCTCTTATGATAATAGTGGCCCCTGAAGTCGCCACCCCGTGTGGGATGTCGGTTGTGATGGTAATAACTGTACGTGAATAGGTCACACTTGCTATATCATTATTTGGACAAAAGAGGGTGCCCGATGACCAAAGGAGGCCCTTACCCGATTGATATCTGAAAATCTTTTTGGACTGTCGGCATATACTCGCTCCAAATATGGGAATATTAGGTGAAATAAGTACGCCCCCGTCAAAAGGGCGTGAAACATTATAGGCCCATGGACTTGGGTAAATATTGGCAGATGTCGTAGCTCCTGTTATGATGGTGGAACTCATATTTTGAATATTCATGGTGTTTGCGGTAGGTACAGTTGATACTATGTAATTACCGTTTGCGGATACAGACGAATTTGAAACCAAAATTGGTGTTCCCGGAAGAAGACCATGTGGAGTCGTGGTGCTAATAACGATGTTGGAGGTTGCCGACCCACCGACGGAAAGGAGTGGGATCCTTGCAAGACCTGAATTCACAGTCCCTGTTTTCTTGATTGTTGTTGACCACGTTGCGATATTGGAAGTGGTCGAAATGGTTCCTTTTGAGCTATAATTTGAAGTATTTGCAGTGAGATTTTGAGCCGTCACGATAAAGTATCCCTCGGCGCGATCAGCCGTGCGCTCCTGATTGGCCAGACCCGTGACGGAAATCACCGATCCAACATTCGCAGACGTGTTTGCAAAATACACCACCACATTCGAAGTAGCTATCACGACATTCGAAACTGTGAAATCCGTTCCAGGAACCTCAAAAAATGATGGGAATCGACGTATATCCGAATACGTCTGCCACTTGGTGGCCTGCAGACCGTACTCAAAATCGGCGTCAATCAGAGACTGACCAAGGGACACACGCTGACGTTCAATTGCGTCCGTCCCAAAGTCGTAAGGGCGGGTCACAACCGGCCCTTGATATTTGTTGCCGATGGTACCATCGATATTCATTACTATTGCTCAGCAAATTTATTACGTGTCGCTCGTCACTTGGAGTGTAAAGGACCAGTCAAGTCCATTATTATTCAAAATATTACCAAAACGGTCGAGAACAGTGATGTTTAGGCGATCCACACGGACCCCCATATCAGACACGGGTATGAACTGCTCGTGCTGCTTGAGTTCAGAATAGTGGACGATACTTCCTGACCCCACATCGACTGGAATTTTGAATGTAATTTGAGAAAGCTCAAGAGAAGACGTTCCTAGGTTCTCGATCCATATGCTCATGTATGTATCAAAATTAATAATGTAACTATTGGTGCCCGTTATGAAAGTGCCCTGCTGACCATTCGTGAATCCTAGAAAGCTTCCTAGAGTCTCGGGCTGAACGTTGAAAGTAGCCGTTCCGGACGACGAAAGGAAAGTCATCTGATTCGTAAGAGTATTGCGGCCAAACACCCCCACACCCGAAGTCACTGCGGCATTCAGAGCGTTCTGGAAGGCGTCGTATGTATAGTTGCCTGGAGTCACCGTGGAGATGACCGAGTTCACATTTATAGTGTTGTAAGGGGCGCGAATATTGAAGAAACCTATCGGAATCTGTGCATTCTTGAGGGAAATAGACTTGAGGGCCCGATGACGATTCCCAAGGATCACAGTGCACTGGAAGGGATTACCACCCACCTTGGTTACGGACGCTTGTCCGGAAGTCGTGACCGTAGTGGGCTGCGCAGTGTCAACGTGGATTAGATACGTATTGCTCATTCTAATTTTGGACGAGAAATTTATTACAGAAACTTAAAAACAATTTGATCTTTATATCAAATGATCAAGTACCCTAATTTTCTAACACAAAATGAGTATGACGAGGCGTATAATATAGTGAAGAGCCCTGATGGATGGGACGCTACGGGCACGTCGCTTGGCACCACAGGTAAGAACTTTCTTTATAAAAGTTTGAATGATTAC